ACCTTCTTTCGCTTTTTAGCACTACTTACCTACTTGAATTTAACAATGAAAAAAGTTGCCTCTCCGAGGCGGAACGTTCCACGTCAACCACATCCCGTGGTTAACAGGAACGCGAAGCTTCGGAGGGGCGCAAAGCTATCCGACCCCCCCATAAACGTTAGTCACCGTGGTGAAATGTCTCTGCATTCACACGAATTAGACGGACGGTTGCGGGTCGTGACCAAGCGCGCCTTTGAACAAAAGGTGTCAAAGTTTGAAGCTTCGGAGCCGGAAGGTATTCTGAAGGACGCACACAACCCAATGAACCAGTTGGGAGCCCTACATGAGGCGAGTGTGCCTGTCGTGACGTCACCAGACTACGACAGTTTTCTTGCAGCGTTTAACAAACGTTGCAATTTCAAACAAGCTGGTCCCGATGATGACATCGGTGATGCCGAGTTCGCTGAAGCCATGGCCATTATAGCCGAGGCGCCTGACAATGTGTTTGATGCATGGGACGAAAATGAAGCCGACCGAGAACGGTGGCTTGCCAAATTCGACCCGTCCAAACGCGCGCGTATGCAGTCAGCATACGCCGATCTACCAAACCACAACGCCAAGATGTTGGGTAAGAAAGATCTGTCAGTGAAAGCGGAAACTCTGGCTGGCAAACGTGATGAGTCCGACTGGGCCGCACGGGTTATTTACGCAGGAACGGACGCATACAATGCGTGCACGGGTCCTGCTGCCATGGTATCCATGGAAAAGTTAGTCGATTGGAGTGTGCACTCCAAGATCGGGGACGTAAAAGTTCGGTTTGCCTACAAGCAGACTGATGTCAAACTTTGCGCCCATCTTATCGATCCTGCTTACCCCGAAATCGTTGAAGGCGATTTCAGCAGGAACGATCGCGAGCAACGCTCGCGTGTTGCACTCCTCTACGACGCTTTTCTGGCCAAGGTTAAGATGCCCGAGTGGTACCGTGCGCTTTTGTTAGCGCACCAGACTTTCTCAGTAATGAACTACAAATATGGAGTTTTTGCTGAGATTTCATTCCAATTGCCCACTGGTGCCACAACCACCACCCCCCGTAATTCGTTGTACAATGCAGTCATGTTCGCTGTTGTCGCTCGCCGCCAGAAGCGGCGCGGCAAAGCGGTGATTCTGGGCGATGACATCCTCGCGGCGTTAAATCGTCGTTTGGATATCAAGGCCTGGGTGCGGGACGTGGCGCTGTTCAAAATGGTCCTCAAGGCCAAGCAGCCACGATTGGACGGTGAAGCTACTTTGCTGAGTAGACGCATGTTCACTGAAGTGGATGTACCATGCATGGTACCGTTGTTGGGGAAAATGTTGGTGCGTTTCAATGCACGTGCCACATTTAATGAAGGAGTGAGCGACTCACAGTACATGGCCGGCAAAGCGTTATCTTACGCTTACGAGTGCAGGCATGTACCCGCTCTTTCTTCAATCTTTCTTCAACGGTTCCAGATGGAGGATTCAACAAACCTTCAGAACGATGACTTGTCGTGGTTCACCCGTACTTCGGGCGTTCCCCTCGAGCATATGATGAGAGCGATCCGTGACGAAACAGTGTTGGTTGATGATGACTCATTCGACTTTTGGTTGTGTGAGCATTATGATATCGACCTGTTTGACACTAGGCAGATTTTCCGGGAAACAATCCTGGAGAATTCACCTGTCATGTTGAACAATCCCGACATAGCCAAATATTTGGTTCGTGATGGAATATGATACTCTTTCTAGGTTGATCTCTTCGGATGATCCCGGCTGACAAGCAAGGACGCTTTGCGCCCCTCATGTATTCAAAAC